ATTAGTATATAACTTTAATTTTTTTAATTAAATGCTCAAAAAAGTATTAACAATAGCTGCTGCTTCAGCACTATCAACACCTGCATTTGCAGGGTTCTACTTGAACGTCGAATCTAATTCCGCGTTTCTTGGCAAAGATTATATTGGGTCTGGAACGGATCTGCATCTAGGGTACGAGGGTGGCAATGATTCTGCTTCTTACTACCTACAAGGTGGTGCGTTCTTGTCTAACCCTGATGGTGCAGATTCAAGCACAAACTTCTCTGGTAAAGTTGGTGGTTCAGT